GATCGACATACCGCTCGTTCTGGTTGTGTGACTTGCGCTATATATTCGCAGAGGTCAAACATGGTCTGTAACAGTCCAGGTGGTGAAAACAAATCTTTAGGCGGTTGTATGCTTTCAGTTGACTGAATAAACAAAGGAGCTATCTGGTTTTTACGATCATGCGTTCTTTTGACATTATCTACAACAGAATCAACTTCATCCTGCGGTAATGGTGGGTTATTGTTCTTATTCCAATTTTGTAGAAATACTCTTACAAATTCTAGGTTTACATTCTTAGATATTAAGTACCCAGCTATTCTTGCAGCACCATCGTTTCTAGAGCCTTCCATAACACCATCCAAAGAGAAAGGTGCTGTTTGTTTGCTACTTTCAATTTTTGGTACGCCTGTTATTTGCAGATATTCTTTTTCAGTAAAGTCTGGTAAATCTGAATGATCGTGTAGTTTCCAATCAGGTATGGTTACAGGTTTATATACCTGACCACTAGCATGACGGTTATATGGTGCAATAATAAGACCACCTACACCTCTGATATCAATTAATCTTTCTATAGGCGTTTCGTTAGTCCTACGCGTAGCAAAGGTTGTATAGTTCTCAGGGTTGTTGTAATAGTAATGCATACCCTTACCTGTAATAACTTTGTAAGGACAAGTAGGTAGGTTCTTTTCTACCCAATCCATAGCTTCAGGTGAGTCAGCATCAACGACAACAAATTTGCCACAGACTAATGCAACAACTAAGTTATCTCTATCTTTAAACCAAGACTCTACAAGTTCCCTACTGGGTCTTGTTTCCTTATATTGTTCCCAGCCTTTTAAAAATGATGGTGGTTTTTTATTAGATCTTTGTAAAGGTACTACATTATATCCATCGTCATAATAAGCCAGCGCAATATCCAAGGACGAGTCATCCTCGGTAATATTGAGTTGGAACATATTATTCCTTGTCTTCTAAAATTTCAGATATAGAACCGTATATGGATTCAAAATCTAACCTTCCCTCGGTTGCTCTAATAATTTGTTTAGCTTGTTCAATAGACGGTTGTCTATAGCCATACCTCCAGGATTTACAAGATGCTTCTGAACAATTAAAGTCTTCAGCTGCTTTTTTATGTCCTAAAAATTTAATATAACCAGACAAAGTATATTGATCTACTTTGCGTTCTTTATGCTTTGGTTGTACTCCCATAATACTTAACTCCTTTAGTTTTTTTGTGGCAATAGCCTTGGATCTGAAATAGTAATTAGCTATCCAAGTGTTATCGGTTTGTTGACTCATATACATCTCCTAAATAATATGATTTACATATTGTAGTTTCATGAGTTATAATTAGCAAGTTCATTTTTACACAAACTATAGGAGGGTAGATCATGAGCTTAAAAGATAAAATAAAAACGCCTGATAGACTGGTGGACCAACAAGGAGCTAAGCTTCTTATTTATGGCCAAGCTGGTGCAGGTAAAACCTTTTCAACACAAAGTATGCCTGGAAGGGTTTTGGTAATTAGTGCGGAAGCTGGATTGCTTTCCATTAAAGATGCCCCCAACGTATCCGCCATTGAAGTTTCTAATTATGATGACTTGAGAGAAGTATATGCTGCTCTTAAATCTGGTGAATTAGACTACGATAGCGTATGTTTAGACTCAGTATCAGAGATTTCAGAGATCTTATTGGTGCATGAGAAAGGCAGAAACAAAGACGGTAGAATGGCTTATCAGAACGTAAGTGAAGCCGTTACCAGTTTAATGAGATCATTTCGGGATCTAGATATGCACGTGTTATTCCTTTGCAAAGAAGGTAAAGAGAATAATGATGGTGTATTTATCTTTGGTCCTAAGATGGCTAGCAAGCCTCTAGGAGATGCAATTACGTATTTCTTTGATGAGGTTTTAGCTTTGCGTGTTATCGAAGATCAAGATGATGACGGTAACCCCGTAGCTGCTAGATGGTTACAAACAAGGATAGGTCAAGGCTACACAGCCAAAGATCGTAGCGGTAAGCTAGAAGCCTTTGAGGAACCAAACTTAACTGCCCTGATTCAAAAGTTAGGGTTTAATATTAATCTTGAAAAAGAGGAGAGTGCGTAATGTCAGATTTTGCAGACGTTGATTTTTTCGAAAACGCGGAGAAGATGGAATCGAAAGGTCCTGAAGTTGCTCCGACAGGTGAGTATGAAGCCAAGATTATTGCTGCGGAGAAATATAAATCCAAAAGCGGTAACTGGACGCAGAAGGTAACTTTTCAAATTGATGGCGGTAAATACCGAGATCATAATGAATGGTATAATTTATGGTCTACTAACGAAGACTCAAAAAGAATAGCTAGTGAAATATTTAGTCGCTTAGCTATTGTTTGTGGTTTTAAGAAGTTACCAGATTATGCTAAAGACCTAATCGGTAAACAGGTTAGACTTGGTATTAGACAATATGAAGATGTCTGGACCAACGAAGACAAAGAAGAAGTTACTTCATTAAAGACTAAAATCTTAAAGATGGAACCTTCAGAGTTAAAACCAGCAGCTCCTGGAGAGAAACCTCCGTTCTAGGAGTGCCAGGGTTTTAAGGGGCTTTATGCCCCTTTTTTTTGCTTTTTAGAAAAAAACGGCTTCATGTAAGCTCGCTGGTGACGTTTTCTTGACCTACCCTAGGCCTTACCCTTAACGAAGTTATCACGTTTTTCGAGGTTTTGGGTTTATCATTTCAATATGAAACTTGCGTTCTTTCATAGCTTTTTGGATCAACTCAAGCTGTTCATCAAAGTTAACGGTCATAATATCTTTATCTGTATATACTACTAACTTTAATATCTGCTTATGTTTCATTATCTTTTCGGTAATTGTTCTTCATCAAACCAACCACCAGGATAGTTTATCATTTAATGTTCCTCAAATATTCTAATCTAGCTTTAACAATATTTCTTGAGATGCCAAAGCCTTCTCCGATTACTGTTACTTCATAAATACCAATCTTTCCTGAATCAACCATTTCTAAGATTCTTTTATAAGTTATCCATTTAGGATATATTTTTTCTTTTTTAAATATTTCGTGGACTTGGTTTTTTATGTCCATACCAGCGCTTTTCTTCACATATTCTCCAGCTTATTAATGATACGGTTCAAGTAGAAAACTGATTTCTTTAGATCTTGAATGTTTGCCCCCTTATGGTCTTCCCGCCAAATATATTTAATTGCATTACCTTTGCAGTAGCCTTTAAACTCTTCAGCCGTAAGCATAGATTCAATTACATCTAAACATTCAAGACCACCTGATAGATAGTGTGGAGGATGATTGACTGGATCGCTTTTACTCTTGCTCATTACTTTTCTCCAAATATAGATTGGATTTCTTGTTTGGTCCCATGCCAATAAAAACTTTTTAAAATCTGAACGATAACATTTTGTATGCTCATTCGTCTTATCTTATGCTGTCCTCGCTTGTCTTCAATCATCTCTCTAGTAGATATTTCAAACACATTCATTTCTTCATTCTTAAACATATCAAGGATTCTTTCTCCCCTTATGCTATAAAACCTATTCATATATTTACTTTTGCATTGATCTACCAACTCAGGATGACGTTTTGCTATTGCCTTTAGAATAGGGAAGCATAATCCATCATCATATTTAAGAGATGTGTATAACTTCCAGTTGGTCGTTGCTCTCTTATCTTTTTCTTCAACATAAGCAACATTTACATTATCTCTTGTCCACTTAGCTTGTGGGTTAAGCGTATTAGGGTTGATATTATCTTCAAAGATAGTTTTTAGGTTATCTTTGTGAATCTTTTTGGCTTGCTCTATAGATATGTTATCTGTATCACCAATTTTGACTCTAATTGCGTAAGACGAGATTCTAGGGTTTTTTGCTCTAGTGTAGTAAGCCTTTCCAACTTTTTTAGTTCTAATCGCTAAGCCAGAAGTTTCTGTATCAAAGTGCCAGAGATCTCTACCTTCATGTCTCAGATTGGACACAGACTCATCTGTAAATGCAAATCGATTGCTAGGTTTTCTGCCCTTTTTCTTTTTAGATTTTAAATCAGCATACTTATTAACAAATTTTATATCTTGCCTTTGACTAACAGCAGCATCTTTCAAATTAAAAAGCCTTTCTGCTTCTTCTAGTTTTGCGGTTGCTATCTTCTCTAACTCTTCTATATTATTTTTGATAACACTTTCTTTGTTTTTCATTGTGTTTTTAATAAAATTACTAATCTGAGTTGATTTACTGATACCAGTTTCCTTATGAATTTCATCCAAGATATTCCAGGTAGCTTGATCTAGTTTTAAATTTACAGAATTATCCTTCATCTTTTTTCTCCTAAATCTACAGTTACGATATTTGGTGAGTTATAAATTGTAGCCTTTTGTCCGTTTAGTACAGCGTTGTACTCGCCTAGCAAATGCTCAAGTTTTAACCAGCCAGCTTCCATATCCTCATGTTTCATTTTGAATATTTTGCTTGCATACGGTTTTTTCTTTTCTTGCGCTACAAAAATAAAATCAACTACATTGAAACCAGCTTGCTCATAACCACGTTTATACCAAGCAGCTTGTAAGTCGTACTGATACTTTTTGATTGATGATGTAAAGCCTCTAACAGAACAATCGGTCGTAGTTTTATAATCAACTAGAATGATTGAGTTAGATTCATGAGGTATATTGATAGGGTGTCTAAGCACATCAGATTTAACTTTTAGCAATAGATCCTTTTCCCACCAAAAGATAGCTATTTCATATGGAGTGCTAAATATACTAGGATACTCGCCCTCATCTGCTGATAAATGTTTTACTCCTTCTGGAATCAAAGACTCCTTCATGCCGTAGATAGTTTCCCTATCTTTTGCAGTAACAACGGTTAATCCTCTATCCTCGTATTCTTTTCTAAGCTCTTTATTAGCATTGGTATACGGAGATCCACTAAGCGTTACAACATCATTAACAAAGGCCTCCTCTCCCTCAACAATAAGTGAGTGAGCAGCAGTACCGAAGTTCATAGCTGGCGTGGTTTCAGTTTCTTCTTCAAAAGCATGTAGCTGACTTTGACCAAACCTTCTTATGTTTGATGATGATATTCCTGGTGAGGAGTGATAAAAGTTATGTTCCATATTAGGAAAATAGATAGCGTTCCCTAGGACCATATGTTCTTCTTTTTCTAAACTTTCTGGTAATACAGTCATGATGCCTCCTTCATGTCTTCAACAGCTGAAGTAAGTTTATTGATGCATTCCTCAAGATCTGAAATGTTAGCTTTCAGTTGAGCCAGCGTGTAGTTAAGACGATCTTTTGTGATCTCCTTTTCGTGGGATGCGTTTAAGATCGCATCAATCTGTTCTTTTATATTTATATTCATTGTTTACTCCCATAAACTAATTAATTGTATTCTAAATGAAAAAGTATATAATGTCTACATATAGAAACTTTAGGAGTTACAAATGGGTAGAGTAAAAGATATGTATATGTTGATGCGTTTGTCTTATGACCAGGCTGAAGGAGATCTGGCTGATAAGAAAACCGATAATGTCGTAGAGTCCTACAAAAAATATCACATTGAAAACTTAGGTTACGAATCTTTATGTCCAGAGGAAGAGGTTCGTATGTTTAATAGTGAGGATTTCAACGAACAATTCAACGTAATGTAGTTCGCGTTAATTCAGTTTTTTCTCTAAAGCTGAATAGTTTGCATAAGTAACGGGGGAGCTTAGCGAAACAATCCCCCGCCTTTTTTATAGGAGTTCAT